CTAGAATTGTTGCTTCTAAAGTTAACGAAACTAATAAACTCACTAATGAAGCATTCCCAGGTAAGAAGTCATTTACAATGACTCTTGATCTAACAACAGAAAATACTCTACTATCTCCAATCATTGACCTAGATAGAGTCTCTTGTATCTTTGTAAGTAACAGAGTTAATAACGCAGTTACTAACTTTGCGACTGATGATAGAGTTTCTACTATCGATGGAGATCCATCAGCATTTACATATGTTACCGATGATGTAAGTCTAGAGTTTAATGCAACATCTCTGAAAGTAAGGTTTGCAGCATACATTAACATCCTATCTGATGTTAGAGTTCTATACTCAATCTCTAACTCCCGTGATGATGATCCAGTCTACTATCCTTTCCCAGGATACGATAACATTGATCTGAATGGAAATATTATTAACGATGCAAATAATAATGGAAGACCTGATGCATCATATGTCAAGACTGACGTATTAGAATCTGAAGATGTACCATATAGAGATTATGAATTTACTATTGACAATTTACCATCATTCAAATACTTCAGTATCAAAGTGATTGGTAATAGTACTAATCAAGCATATCCCCCAAGAATCAAAGAGTTTAGTGCAATCGCACTTGCATAATGGAAAATCAAAAACATATAAAAGTGAAGGATCACCCGAACCTAGTTCGGGAAAAGTCCTCACATGCGATTCTGAATACCGATGCCAATGCGTATAATGCGTATATTAAGCAGAGGGAACACCAACAGAATGAAGAGGAGAAAATGGAAACATTAAGATCCGAATTAAATGATGTTAAGAATGAAATCAGTGAAATCAAAAATCTGTTGTTAAAAATTGCGAATACACCTACATAGTATAGTAGATAAAGAAAATGGCAATTCCAACTTCCCGACAAGAATTAGTTGATTATGTTCTAAGGAAACTTGGTGCTCCAGTTTTGGAGGTTAATGTTGCTGCAGAGCAAATTGATGATTTAGTTGATGATGCAATACAACTATTTCAAGAAAGGCACTTTGACGGTGTATATCAAACATTCTTGAAGTATAAGGTCACTGCTGACGATATTGCTAGGGGAAGAAGTAGAGGGGGTAACAATGCTGTCGGTATTGTTACTACTACAGGTACTGCTCCTGCTTCCTCTGGAATTAGCACCACTGCTGTAGACTTCAACTTTGAAGAAAACAGCAACTATATTCAAGTTCCAAGTCACGTTATTGGTGTAAATAAACTGTTCTTATTTGAAGGAACAAATTCCATTGCAAGTGGAATGTTTAGTATCAAGTATCAGTTATTTTTGAATGACATTTATTATTTTAGTTCAGTTGAACTGTTGACCTATGCAATGACCAAGACTTATCTTGAAGATCTTGACTTCTTGCTGACTACGCAAAAACAAATCAGATTTAACAAGAGACAAGATAGACTATATCTTGATGTTGACTGGAGTGCGCTGACAGAAGGGCAGTATATTATCATTGATTGTTGGAGACAGTTAAATCCCGCCGACTATGCTGAAGTGTGGAATGACTCATTCCTGAAAAAGTATGTCACTGCTCTAGTTAAGAAGCAATGGGGACAAAACTTGATCAAGTTCCAAGGTGTTTCTCTCCCTGGTGGAGTTCAACTAAACGGGAGACAACTATATGATGATGGTCAAAGAGAAATCGATGCCATCATGGAACAGATGTCGAATACTTATGAACTTCCACCCCTAGACATGATCGGATAAGGACATGCTCAACCCGTTTTTCCTACAAGGTTCTAGAAGCGAACAATCACTTGTTCAAGAATTAATCAATGAGACCATTCAAATTCATGGTATAGATGTCTATTACCTACCAAGAACCTACGCAACGGAAGCAACTGTAATACGAGAAGTCATTGAGTCCGAGTTCAATGACTCATATCCTATTGAAGCATATGTCAATACATTTGAGGGATATGGAAATCAAGGAACTATACTTTCCAAGTTTGGCATTCAAGAGTTAGACGATTTAACGCTTACAATTTCTAGAGAGCGTTTTGAGACTTATATCGCTCCACTAACTAAGAATAAACCCAATATAAAACTATCAGATAGACCCAAGGAAGGAGACTTAATTTGGTTTCCACTTGGCGATAAACTATTTGAAATTAAGTATGTTGAACATGAGAAACCTTTCTATCAACTGAAGAAGAATTATACTTATGAATTAACCTGCTCACTATTCAGAATTGGTGACGAGGTTATTGATACTGGAATTGATGATATTGATGATATCACAATCGATACTGGATTCAGTTTAGACCTAACTCTAACTGGTATTGGCAGCACAGCATCTGCTTATACTGGAGTTGTTAATGATGGTGTAAGAAAAGTCACCCTAACCAATAGAGGTGGTGGATTCACATCTACTCCATCTATCCTATTCTCTGCTGCTCCTGGTATAGGAACTGCTGTTGGTATTGCCACCATGATTGATGGCATCACTGACCTATGTAAACCAAATCCAGACAAGTCTAGAGTACAGCAAGTTCTACTCACAAATCCTGGATTTGGTTACACTGTAGCACCAGAAGTTGCATTTGTTGGTGGTGGTGGAGTCGGTGCTGCTGCAACAACAGTAATTGCTGATGGAATTGTTGGTGTAATCACAGTCACAAGTTCTGGTGGTGGATACACAGCACCTCCAACAGTTACATTCTCTGCACCTCCTGCGGTGGGAATTGTAACCGCTGTTGTTAGCAATACCGTTCCAGCAGGTCCAGCAGTTACCTTTGATGATACGTTTGACTCCACTGTATACAGTAAGGATTCAACGGATCTAACTTTCGACTCCAACTAAATACATATACGAAAAAGCGTTTGCACTAGATAGTAATGGCCAAAAAGATAATCAATACTGGTACAACTGATAACGACGGGACTGGTGATTCTCTGAAAGTTGGCGCTGGTAAAATTAATGATAACTTTAATGAGATTTATACCGCTTTTGGTGATGGTACAACATTAACTGGTGGATCTCTTGGTGGTGCCCAAGGTATTAAGGGTAATACCGGTTCTCAAGGTATTCAGGGTTTCCAAGGTGTTCAGGGACGCATAGGTGCAAACTTTAATGTATTTGCAACAGAAGCAAACGTTGCAATTAACCCTCCTGGAAATGTCCAGACATTTTTAAATAATACTTATCCAAACGCTGGTATTGGTAGTGCAGTAATCGATGATCTAACGAACCACATTTGGGTATATCAAGGTGGTAACGTTTGGTTAGATGGTGGTGATACATCTGGTGCTCAAGGTATTGCAGGACAATATGCAGCACAGGGTATTCAAGGATCAATAGGTATCCAAGGAGTCCAGGGACTTCAAGGTATCCAAGGATCTCAGGGACATCAAGGTGTCCAAGGTAGAGACGGACAAAACGCTGGACAGGGTACACAAGGAACATTTGGTGTACAAGGAACACAAGCAACTCAAGGTACCCAAGGTCGCATAGGTATTCAAGGTCCAATTGGAATTCAGGGTGATCTTGGTGCATATGGACCACAGGGTGTTCAGGGTCAACTAGGATATGGTGCCCAAGGTTTCCAAGGCATTATTGGTAATACTGGATCTCAAGGCACTTTTGGTCAAATTGGACCCACTGGTAATGATGGTCCCCAGGGTGTTCAAGGTCTACAAGGATTAACAGGACAAGGTATTCAAGGAAATCTGGGTATCCAAGGTGGTGGAGGTCCTGCTGGTAATACTGGTCCTCAAGGAACTGCAGGTGCTGGTGGTCAAGGCACGCAGGGTCTCCAAGGTCTTTCCAATCAAGGTGTTCAAGGTTTACAGGGATCTCAAGCAACGCAGGGTATTCAAGGTCCTCAAGGTCTTGCAAATCAAGGTATTCAGGGTGTTGCAGGACCAATTGGCTCTCCTGGATTGGGTGCACTGTGGGATGAAAGTCCAGACTTTCCTGCAGGAATTCACACGTCAAATGCCAATGTTGGTATCGGAACGAGTATAGTTAATTCTATTGATGCAGTATTTGATAACCCACATAAACTTGCAGTGGGTATTATCACTTGTAGAGAGATATTTGCTGATGGTGTTAGTGGTGTTTCTACTATTACTGGTGATGTTGGTGTTGCTGGCACACTTACTGCTACTCAACTGATCGTTGGAAAGTGGACTCTTGGTGCAGATGGTACTAATAATTACACATTTAGTGGACCAGGATTAACTGGTGCTGAGAATGACCCAACAATCACTTTAATTCGTGGTCAAGAGTATCAGTTTGTCAACAACATGGGTGCACATCCTTTCAGGATTCAAAGCACTCCAAACGGTTCTACAGGAACACAATATAATGATGGAATTACTAATAATGACGTATCTAACGGTACTCTGACATGGGATGTTCAGTTTGACGCTCCAAGTACTTTATATTATCAATGTACTTCTCATGCCAATATGGGTGGCAGAATTAATATTATTGAGGCAAGAGTACGCCAGGGAATTTCAACTAACCCTGGATCCTTCGGAATCACTGAATCTAAAAATCATGAAGTTGAAGGATATAAAACATATTCACTCATAAAAGCAGAAATCTCTGCGGCGGCATGGGTAACAATTTATTGTGATACTGCAAGTAGAACAGCGGATGCTTCAAGATTAATTACTGAGGATCCGGATCCTGGTTCTGGTGTTATTGCAGAAGCAGTTACTACTGGACCAGATACAATCTTGTTCAGTCCAGCAGTTGTCGGATATAACAATAATAGTCCAGCAGATTCAACCGTATATCTAAAAACGAAGAACCAAACTGGTGTCAGTACTGCAGGAATTGCAATTACATTCACCATGCTTAAGATGGAGGACTGATGAACGAATATATTGTAACCTGTACATCCTACGAGAGTCTTCAGAGTCTCTATGATGATATGGAGACTCCTGGTGGAAATCTCTATATTCCAGACAGAGA